CTTCAGGATCTTGAGGTTCTTCGCCGCTGGCCAATACGCCGCGCACAACGGCGGCACGCCAATGAGTTGGTGATGGAAGCAGTTGAGCCGGTCATGGATGATCTCGCGCGCCGGGACGATCAGTTCCGCGCCATATTCCGTCGGGAGCAGGTTGGCTGCGTCTGGATATTTCAACTGGTAGAAGACGTCGCCGCTGTCGGAAACCATGGGCATGACCCGACACGGGTCGAGCACATAGAGTTCGGTCACAACGCCACGATCATCCCTGCCCTTGAGGATGTACGCGTTACCATTTGTCAGCTTGGAGAGAATCCAGGCTTCGCGAAATTGCTGCGCGGTCTGGTAGTGATTCGGCTTTCTGAGGACAGGCCAGTAAGACGTATTCGCAGTGTCCGTGCGCCAGATGCCCGTCTCCAATTCGCGGCGCAGGATGAACGGAAGCTTGCCGATATCCTGCTGGATTCGGTTTAGACACCCGTAGAGCGTCGGATAGCACAACAAATCCTCGCGCTTCTCCTCATGATTCTGTTGCCATGCGCCAGAAAAGGCCTCGCGCACGACGCGGAACCAGCCGCGCTCGGGCACGGCATGCAACGCTTTCTTCAAGCGCGTGATGTCGAACCCGAGAATGCGCATATCACTCCTTGGGCGCAGAGCGCGGACGGCCGCGGCGGCGAGGTGCAGCGGTCATGTCACGGGTCTCGTATTCGTTCCCGCGGGGAACATCAGCCGCGGAATCGTCGACGCCTTCCTCCGCCACGAGATCGGCCGACTCGCAGGGGTCTGCGTCCACCGCCGAAATAGGGGCCGGATCGGGAATGGCCGGCTCCGCAAGAGCGGGTACCGAAGGGCTGGCTTCAACATCCTCCACGACGCATTTCGCGCGGATGAAGTGGCGAGCCCGCTGGTCTGGCATCTCAAAATGGTCGCCAGGGCGAAATTTTCCGAATCGCCTTGTTGCGATGACTTTCATCGTGCCTCCAAAAAGAAAGGGGCGGCAATCGCCGCCCCTGTTGGGTTACTGCGTCGGGAAGCCGTCGATCCACTGGGCGGCGCCGCTACGACGGGCGCCCCACCAGATGAAGCGTTCGGCGCGCAGTGCGATGCTGTTGGTCTGCCACATGGAGACCATCTGCGCCGCGGTCGGGGTGCTCGAATTGCTGGCCGGCGCATCGCTCATTTCGAGCGAGGCCTCTTCCGAAGCATCGATCGTCACACTGCCATCATCGGCCAGGTACACCTCGGCTTCGTCCACCAGGATGAACGGGGCGCCACCGGAGCCGCCGTTGTTCGCGAGGTACTGCGAGACGCGAACGGGGATGCCGTCGAGCGTGCCGCCCTGCGGGGTCATGCCGGGGAACGCCAGCGTGCCCAGCGCCTCGCGGGTGAACGACAGCAGGCGAGCGACCGCAGGCGTGGTGTAGTACGCCGGGCGCATGCCCAGGTTGGTGGAGTCCCACGCGGCCCACAGGCGCATCAGAGCGGCGCGGATGTCGTCCGGATCCTTGGTCACGGGGCCCGCCACCGGCGCCACGCCGTTCAACAGGCCGGCCGGCGAGACGTTGGCCACGGCGGCCTTGTCGGGGTCGAAGAGATCCGAGTCGATACGCTCGATCACGCAATCCGCCAGGGCATCGCGCACCAGCATTTCCGCCGACGGGTCGGAGAAGCGGGCGAGCTCCTGCGTCAACACGGCGATGCCGGAGACCTTGGTGAACGGAATGGTCGTCGACGTGAAGTCGAATTTGGTGAGGGGCTTGCCCTTGCCCTGGCCCACCCAGTTCGCGGAGCCGCCGCTGGTCTGGCCGCCGATGCGCACATTGAACGGCACCGGGCGGAAATTGGCCTGGCCGATCAGCGTGCGCGGACGCAGATAGCTGATGAAGTCACCGCCCCAGTTGTTCGCATACACGAGCGGCGATGCCCAGGTCGTGTCGGTGGTCGTACCCGCGGCCACGGCCGTCTTGAGCTTCATCATCTCGGCGAGGTTCGCGCCCTCGGACTGCGCCTTCAGCGTCTTGACGATGCTTTCGGTCTGCGGGAAGTGGCGCTCCGCCAGCTTGAAGGCCACGTCATGGTTGCCCTTCGCGCGCATCAGGCACATGACATAGCGCGCCGCGGCAATGCCGGGCTCCAGCTTCTCGACGGTCTTGACCTGCGCCGGCTCGGTGATGCGCGCCGGAGCGCCTTCGCTGGCCACCGTCTTAGGAACGATCGTCGCGCTGCCGGCCTTGATCGCTTCCAGGCGGGAAAGGCGCTCGATGTCCTTGTCGATCGCCTTGATCTGGGACTCGGCCTCGTCGAACGCCTCGGACTCCGCGGTGTTCATCGAACGGCTCTCGTCGATCGACTTCTGCGCCGCTTCGTCCATGCTTTTCTGCAGCGAGTCACGCGTGGCCTTCAGCCCCACGATCTGCTCGCCAATGGTCTTGCCTGCCATGTTGGCACTTCCTCTTTCTCGGTTTGCCCTGCCTCACGGCAGTGCGATTCGGCTGCTTCGCAGCAGTCGGACAGCAGCCCTTGATCGCCTCACCAAAGGGCGACGTGTCTGCATCGAAGATGGGCCGGTTACCGGAGTCCGGCGCAGGCGTTTTGCCCCTGCGGTTTACAGATCGCCCGGCCGATACCGGACAACACTCACATGTCGCGTTTCGGTTGCCCTCTTAGGGGCCGCCACGCCTCACGGCGTTGCGCCTCGTCTCACGACGATGCAATGACCAGCTTGATGCCGCCGCCAGACTTCTGACTTGGCGGAACAAGCGGGATGCCGCGCTCACGCCAGCCGGTATCGTGCCGGCGAATGGCGTGAATCAACTCCTTAGACAGTGGAGCCATCGACTTAACAGCGGTGATCACCGCTTGGGGCAAGGCCGGGATTGTCACGATCGACAATTCGTAGACCTCGATCTCCTGGTAGTCGATACCGCCGTCGCCGCGATATACGTACTTCCCATCGATGGGGCGAAAGCCGATGCTGACGGCGCGCACCAAGCCATTCTTGATCTCGCCCCAGGCGACATCGACGCGCTCCTTGAGCGACGGCGGCTCATCGATTAGCGGGATCTCCGCCTCAAACTCCACACCCTGCTTGGTCGGCTTGCTGAACTTGACCGTGCCAATCGGCTCGTCATGGTTGTGCTGGTGCAGCAGCGCAATCGGGTTGACGAAGCGCACCCCAAGCGGGTCGATCGTGTCCCCCATGCGATCCATGGCGGGCGTGGTAGCCCAGCCTGTGAAGGTGCGGCGGCTATCGCCTACCGCCTTCACTTCGAATGCCGCGTACGCCCGCTTTGCAAGTTCCATCGCGCTCTCCGTCAACCCAGCGTCATGAGGACGAGGGACTTCTTCTTTTGTGGCTTCGGGTTCAATGACATCAGCGTCACAGCGTTGAATGTCGCCATCAGCGGATCGATCTTGGCCCGCCCCGCTGCAGCCTTCGTGATGATGATCGCGTTTCCGCGAGACTCGACCTTGGCATTGCCGACGACCCAGTTCATCAGCGGTGCGCCGCAATGCTCAAAGGATTCATCGGCAAGGCGGCGCTCCAGTGTCTGGATCGCTCCCGACATGCGCCAGCCCTGCGGAATTCCAACGATGCGTTCCTGCTTGATTTCACGATCTAGCAGGGCTTCGTTGATCGCGCCCACTCCAGCCGGATCAACGCCGATGCGCTCAAGTAGGCCCGTCTCCTCGCATTGCTCGATCTTGTCTGCCACCTGTTCCACGTCGTCACCCATGTCAGCAACGATGGTCAGGTCTCCCTGCTGTTCAAAGTCACGGTAGCGCGGCGCCTCGCTCTGGCGTCGCTGCAGGGCAATCGGGTGCACCCATGCGTGGGCCCAGTGCAGCCATCGGCCGTCTTTTCGCCGGCCCAGAACGCAGAGTCCAAGCATGTCGTCCAGGCCGCCGCCGTCAACGCCGGCAGTAACCACCTCGCACTGCTCCAGAAGCGATTCTAGTGTCAGCGCGCGGTTTGCACGCTGCTCCCAGAACACCGCGCCAGCCCATGCGTCCGAGATCAAACCCAGCCCGATCTCAACATTCAGATGCTTGGACAGGAATTTCTGAAGTGATCCATCCGTCGCGCCTTCCTTCTTGCGCAGCGCGTCTTCCAGCCACTCCCGCGAAACTGAGCGCCCCAGGTTCGGGTTGGTGATGTAGAAATTCTGCGGGTCCATATACGCCCGCGCCTTGATCATTTCCGGAGGAAATTCGAACAGCACCGGAAGCGATCGCGGGTCGTGGATTCGCCCATCTCGCACGCCACGAAAATACTGCAGCTTGTCGCGGTACACGCCGGCCGGAGCGTCATCACTCTGCGTGGTGAGGTAAATCACCCAACCCTCTTCACGCGATACCTGCCCGCCGGTCGCCTCCATGAACATCGCATCGGCATTCGCCTGCTTGCCGAACACCCAATGCTCATCCACCAGCACGCGGCCAGACTTCTTGCCCGACACTGTATCGGTGTCCGCGGCAACCACCTTGAGGGACGCTTTCGAAACGCGGTGCGTGATCGTTCGAAGATGGTCCTGAATGTGGAATAGTTCGTTCAGTTCCTCATCGGCGCGCACCATGCTGGCCGCAGGCTTGTATGAGTTGTCGGCCACTTCCTTGGTGGGCGCAAGGATCAGATGCTCTTCGTCATCGCGCCAGCACAACACTACCGCCGTGACCATGATGCCGGCGGCGATCGTCGATTTTGTGTTCTTCTTGCTGATCAGGAGGTAGAACTCCCGTATCAATTGCTTGCCGGTAGCGGCGTCGTAGGCGCCGAATATCGCTCCGACGAAATCGAACACCCATTGATCGCAGCATTCGCCAAACGTCGGCCTGCCCGGCAAGTCCACAACGCGCAGCGATTTGAAAATTGCCAGCGCTTCCTCGGCCTGATCAGGGAAGATGGGGGGCGGAATTATTGACCGGCGCCCGACCAGGCGTTCAGCCCAGTCAGGACATGCGGT